ATGGCGCACGTTTAGGCACCCACTATCTAATGCTACGAGACTGGGATCACCGTGAGGTCCAAGATTTTGACGCCCTAGATGCGCTATGGGAATTACATAAAGCAGATACAGACGAACACTCACGAGGGATAGCCGGGGAACTAAACAGGGCTCTAGGACTAGATATCGTAGAGATAGAAGCCCCACAATCCCGCGCATTTAAACAATACATTGTGGCAGGCTGGCGCAATACTAACATTATGGACAGAGAGACTTATTAATTATGGACATCGTAAGAAAACAAAATATAGAGACTAAGCAAGCCTTAGATAGAATATCACCCTCAATGTGTGTAGCCAAGTGGAAGCAAGTAACCATTCACCTACAGAATGGCCATACCCACTCCTGCCATCACCCTGGCACACATAAGGTACCCCTCGAAGAGATTAAGGTTAACGTCTCCGCCCTGCACAATACTAACTTCAAGAAGGAACAGCGTAAACTAATGCTAGAAGGTGTCAGGCCGCATGAGTGTGGATACTGCTGGAAGGTAGAGGACAACTCTAATCAATACAGTGATCGTATTATCAAGTCTAGTGAGCCATGGGCACACCCGTACTTAGAGGACATTGTTAGCAAGCCATGGGATGACAATGTATCTCCATCATACTTAGAAGTATCATTCTCTAACGTATGTAACTTTAAGTGCTCCTACTGTAGTCCTAACATATCTAGCCAGTGGATGGAAGAGATTCAACGCCATGGCCACTACCCGACAACTACCCAGTTCAATGGCCTCTATCACTTCCAGAACGCTGGGCAGATGCCTATCCCTAACAATCAAGAGAACCCTTATGTAGAAGCGTTCTGGGCGTGGTGGCCTGAAATCTACCCAACCCTCGAGCACTTCCGCATTACTGGTGGTGAGCCTATCTTGAGTAAAGATACGTTTAAGGTCCTAGAGTATATTATTGCCAACCCTAACCCCAACTTAACCCTTAGCGTTAACACTAATATGAACCCGCCTGATCAGCTATACGATAGATTCTTAGAGCTTGTCAAGCAGATTGTAGACAATAAACTAGTCAAAGACTTTAAGATTTATACATCGGCTGAGGCCCATGGCACGAACGCCGAGTACATTCGTAATGGCATGGACTATGGCGCATGGTTGGCCAATATGAACAAGACTCTTACGCTACTACCTACGGTACAAGTAATCATTATGAGCACCTATAACTTCCTAAGTATGCCTACGTACAAGCGTTTCTTAGAGGATGTACTCGACCTTAAGATCAAGTACCTTAAGCCGGAACTACATCAGAGTCCCGTGATACTAAGTATTCCCTTCCTGCGCAACCCTACCCATCAGACTGCGTTTATCTTAGAGCCCGAACACCTACCATGGTTAGTAGAAGCTGTTGAATTCATGACCGCCAATACTGAATCACCATACAATAGGGCAGAGAATCACTATGGGTTCTATCAGCATGAGGTTAATCAGTTAGTTCGTATTAAAGAAATGTTAGAAGGCGAGTTGACAAAGCGTGTGGACAGTGATAAAATACGTAATAGACTGGACTTTTGTCGATTCGTAGACGAGCATGACAGACGCCGTGGCACCCACTTCTTGGAGACATTTCCCGAACTAGCGCCAGCATACCACCAATGGAAGCAGTATTAAGGAGCTATCATGGACAATCTCTATCTAGTTCCTACTCTACATAGAGGCAGCGAGTACCCATACATCCCTTCAGATGACGAGCACCGTCATGCCCAGAATAAGGAACAGTGGGGCCCCCACTGGCGCTTCTATGATAGGCCGTTCACTTATAAACTAAATCGCCATGGCTATAGAATGAATCATGAGCTACATGAAACTGATTGGTCAAACTATATTGCCTTCTTTGGCTGCTCATATGCGTTCGGCACTGGCTTACCCGTAGAAGAAACATACGCCTATCGAATCGCCAAACACTACGGCTGTGACTATATCAACGCTGCAATGAACGGCGGCACCCCCCGGTTTGTGTTGTTGAATCTAGTCAAGCTATTGGCCACCGCGCCAGCTAAACCCAAGGCTATTCACATCAACTGGCCGCCACTATACCGTGCTACATACTGGCGCAATAATCAGCTAGTCAATCTACAACCTGACTACCTAACAGATAATGAACACACACAATACTGGCGTCCTGCATATGAAACAACCATCTTAGAGGATAGCCATGTGCACAACACTTTCAGACACTATCTAGATACTGCTACCCTACTTGCCAAGGCCCATGGGATCCCACTCTTTCAAATGTCAACTGGCCCACACCACGAACGCGGCCAATACCAGAACTTCTTTGCTCAATATCCCCATATAGCCCAAATATCAACTGGTCGTGAAGGTCTGAGTAATGAACAGATAGAATCTATAGACTCTATAAACCTGCTACAAGCTAGAGACCTGTATAAGTTACCACACTATAACAGTCGTGTACACGCCCACCCTGGCATCTACCACCAAGACAGGGTAGTAGAAGCCTCGACTAAGGAGATACAACTATGACCCTCAACCCTATTACCCTTATTAAGCAATGGTGGGAACGCCGTAAACGCCAAAAACGCTTAGACGCCCTACGTAAGAATGACCCATTCATCTACTGATATGATTGACTATGCTTACATAGAGACTACTAACTACTGTAACCTCGATTGCTCTTACTGTAATCGAGATGAAGTTATAGGCAGCCTCCAGCATATGAGTCTTCATAACTTTGAGACAGTATTATCTAAGCTCCAGGGTCAACCCATCCGCGAAGCTAAGCTAATGGGCATGGGTGAGCCTTACTTACATCCACAGTTCGATGAGATATGTAGACTGTTTAAGGAGGCATTCCCTCTAGCTCGTCTAATCACCTCTACTAACTGTCAGTATACAATGACTGAATCATTCAAGCGATCCTTACAGTGGGTAGACTACCTGTATCTAAGCATTGACGGATGGGAGGCCAACTATGAGCGTGACCGCCAACCAGCCAGATGGTCAAAACTGTTATCATTCCTAGAAGAATTACGGGACCTACCACGCTATGGCTGTCAGGTAGCGGTCAATTATGTTGTAAATCCGCACAACATTGATGACATACCACTTGTCAATAATTTACTAACCTGCTATAATATAGATGAATTAAGGCTGAACATAGCTCAAGACTGGAATGAGGATGGATCAGCAACCCTAGAGTATTCGGCCCATGATATGGACAAGCTGAAGATGTGGGCTCACCTTATCAAAGGCAAGACACCATGGACATACTCAGACTGCTGGTGGCCCACTAGAGGCTTCTACTCTACAGTGGAGGGCCGGGTCTTAACATGCCCGCTCAACACTGCCGCTAAGGAACATGGTAACATCCTAGCGCAATCATTAGAAACTATCAAGAGGTCTAAATCATTAACTACCTTGGCCCAAGGTTGCGCCAGTAATCAACCCACCTCACACTGCCGGAACTGTTCTTATAGACAACTGGCCCCACTACTTAAAGAACTAGGCGTATGAAGGTTAACCCCAGACACAATCAAATCAACCGAGTGTTTGTTGACAATATGTTCTATGGTGAACAGCATCGCCTACATGCTAGTGAACGAGATCAACCATGGTCACCAGAGCTACTAGCAGAATTTACCTCCACTCTAGACAGACAGATTAGGTGCTACCCTAACATACCTCAAGCATTTGATCTATTATCTAAGCATCTAGGCTGCGGCATTAATGACCTTAACATAGGCGAGGGCAGTGATCGTATACTCAAGACTGCGTTTGAGCTCCTATCCGGCGATCCACAATGGTCAGTGGTCGTACCTGACCCTGGCTTCCCTATGTATGGAGTGTATGCCTCCATGTATTTTAACCAGGTTAGACAGGCCCAACCTACCAATGGCCACATCACAGCCCTAGATTATCTGCCACTAATCGATGACACTACCTCCTTAATCGTGGTCAGCAATCCTTACACACCATACGGCACCACCATGTCGTTTGAAGATATTACCACCTTAGCACTCGCCGCCAAACAACACGGCGCCACCTTACTAGTAGATGAAGCGTATATAGAGTTTGCTGACACTACCTCAGCCCTGGCCCTAATCAATAGCTACCCCGTCATAGTAGTACGCACCTTATCTAAAGCTGGCGGCGCCGCTGGTCTGCGTATAGGCTACTCCCTAGCAGACTCTAATCTAACTAAGCAACTTAGAGATTATAACTCAATGAACGCCATTTCAGCGCCAGCCACCGCATGGATCGCTACCCTCTCTAAGTATGAACATGAAGTTACCCACTACGTGGCCTCAGTCAGAGCCAACCGCGACGGCCTCCAAGAGTGGTTAACCCAACACGGCATAGACTATATCCCATCCGAGACTAACTTTATCAACATCACCGGTCGCCTCAACTTAGACAACTTTGTAGTAAAGCATACTATGATGCCCTTAGGCCTGCACCAGATATTCACTCGCATATCTATACCAGCCCAACCTCACACTCTAGAACAACTTAAACAAGCTATCTTAGAGGCCATATGAACATAGTAGTAGGCTTATGTGGTGATGGCCAACGATTTCAGTCCACCTACCATCAACCCAAGTGGACAATCCAATACCGTGGCAAAACAATGATAGAATGGGCAGTACTAACCTCCCGCCTACCAACAGACAACCTGTATTTTGTAGTGAGACAAGACCACCTTACTCCACACTATCTCAACATCCTCCAATCCCTAGGCCAGGTAATTACAACACCAACAAAGACTCCAGGCCCAGCCCATACAGCCCTACTAGCCAAACCACATCTCCACCCACACCTACCATTCATATCACTCAACTGTGACCAATGGATGAACTGGGACCCACGAAGTTTCTTGCATGCAATAAGTTCAACCTCCCACCACTATCTACTAACCTACTATGATACCTCGCCTAAAGCATCATATGCTAGAACTCTAGCCAACACCACACAGGTCGATCTAGTAGTAGAGAAACAACCTATCTCCACACATGCCACAGCTGGTATCTATCACTGGCACACCACCTCCACATTCTTCCAAGATTGCCAACAGCTGGTTAATGACGGTATTACCACCAATGGTGAGTCATACATAGCACCCATATACAACTATGCTATAGCCCGTGGTGAACAGGTACATATATGGCCTCTTTCTTCTGGGGAGTTTTTCCCCACTGGTACGCCCCACGACTTAAATACCTTACTAGATAGTAATATTATCTAGGCAATAACAACCTACCATCAATCAACCATGTCAGCAACCATATCTACCACACTGCGAGGCCACAGTGGAGCCACCTTAGAACTTATTCAGAGTGCCACTGGTGATCCACTAGTGTTGAAAACTGGTCCATCTGTCCGTCGTAATGTCTGTCGTATGCAAACACTAGAGGGAATCATTGCCCAGCCTGGTATAACCTCATGGGACGACGACAATGGCCTTATCATGGACTACATTTCAGGCCCTAAACCTTATGAGGCCATAGTAGATAATAGGAGTGCCCATCGTTTTGTCCTGGCTGTTACCACTACCTTGGGCACCTTGGCCAATTATTGGGTCACCGATCCTGCCAAAGACTATACAGGCGTATATGAAACACGTTTAGAGGCCGCACCGTGGCTACCTTGCCCACTAGGAGCGTTGATTGACCGTTTACCACGTGTGCTGCCTAGCACTCAATACCACGGTGACCTTACGCTTGACAATATGATATGGGATGTCGACCGTCGTCAATACTGCTTCCTAGACGCTATGGAAAGCGATTTCGACTCATGGGTGTTTGACATTGCCCGCTTAGGCATGGACCTGCGTTGCGGATGGTACGTTCACCGTGGTGCGCCTGCCATTGAAAATTTTTTCTCCACGCACGTCCACAAGGCGTTTTGCACTTTTTCAAACTATTATTTTAATCGTAATTTAATTATAATTAATTTATTGAGGATTTGGCCATACGCTAGTGGAGCTGACCAGGAATGGTTAGCTGAGGCTATGTCTAGACTATGGTGGGAGGAGACCGGAGCATGAAGTCTGCTATACTGATTGCTGGTGAGTGGCGCACGGGTAGCCAATGCTTGCGTGATGGTAATTTATTACAGAATTTAAGTGGATGGGATATATTTGTCAGTACCTGGGATAAATCCATACTTAAATTAGACTGCGCTAACATTAATATTACTAATAATATTACGGTGGACGTGGTGGCGGAGGCTATTGATAGGACTCCTGTGGATATTCTAATTGACAGCTATGATGAGTACCATAGTGGGGTATGGGCGGTAGAGTGTGACAGTATGATAACAAGAATACTGCGTGGGTTAAGGATGGTTAAGGCGGCTGGTTATAGTCAGGTAGTTATTATTAGGCCAGATTATTGGGCATTTGGAGTTAATATTCCAGCAAAAATTACTAGTGGTAGAGGAATATATACTCACACGACAAGATTTGGATTTACTAATGATTTTTATTTTATTGGCGGTGTGGATACCCTACTAGAATTGTTTACAGGAATGTCTATCGAGTATAAGGCAGGAGTTAATCCACCTACCAGTGAGTGGCATGAATGGCTATGGCAGTTTATCTATAGTAGTGGTATTAGCCAGGAAGAGGGTTGGTGGATTACGGGCATGGTATTACGACCATTTGCGGTTGATTGTGGGAGAATTACTAGCTCTGAGTTAGCTAGATATGAACAGGTATGGTCAGAATTACGCCACATTGATTTTTGGAATAATTCTATTAGTAGTGGTTTAGAGGTTAATCAGGAGACCGTGGCTGTAATCCAACCTATTATGGATCGATGGCGGAGTGGTTATTACCAGGAGTGGATTAGCAGACTTGGTGGCAGGATGGAGCCTCGCGGCTCTGTGGATTAAGGTAATAATAGTAGTTGCAGCGGCAAGGAAATGGAATTAAATATGAATAAAATAGATAATCATGCATATATTGGCGTATCATGTGGGCATCATGATTCGACTATTACGGTTATTCGAGGTGGTGAGGTTGTGTGGTCGGGTGGTCGTGGGTTGAGTAATATTGATGCGGGGTTGATTGCGGAAGCTATGGAGTGGGTTGGTGGTAGTTATTCTCTACATTATTATGAGCGCCCATGGCTAAAGAATTTACGTTGTTTGTGGTCGGGTGAAGGTTGGCGTTGGGATAGGAATAGGGTAGTTGATATTATTGGTGTGGATAATATGCGATTATTAAATCCAGAAAATAAGCGGATACATACCCATAATCATCACTTATCCCATTGTGGTGGTGCGTTTCAGACTAGCGGATTTGATACGGCTGTTGGTGTTGTTATTGACGCTATTGGTGAATGGGATACTGCTACTATATGGCGGTGTGAATTTATTGATGGTGTGGCAAAATATAGGTTAGTATGGCGTCAATGGTATCCTAGGAGTGTGGGTTTATTTTATTCTGCTATGACGGTTCGCTGTGGATTCAGGGCGTTAGGTGGTGAGGGCGAATTAATGCTGTTATCTGAGCGAGGTGAGGCCAGGTGGGTTGAGGAATTACGGCAGATTGCTGGGTTGAATTTACATCGTGGTGTTGGCGATATATTACCGGAGGCTGCGGTAGAAGATTTGGCAGCTTCTGCTCAAGCGGTTGCCGAAGAATCTATTATGAATATTATGGCTAGGGCTAGAGCGGTTAGTGGTAATTTAGTATATGGCGGTGGCGTAGCATTTAATGAGTTGGCTAATAGACGGGTTGAGGGATTATTCGATAGGATGTATCGATTGCGGAACCCAGGTGATGGTGGGTCGAGTTTAGGTTGTGCGGCGTTAGGTTATGGCGGCCGTATTTATTGGCCGCAAACTACTAAGTGAATACGCTCCTCTTCACCACCATTATATACCCAGTGAGTTTCACGAGTATCAATTTGGTACCAATTATTGTCTTGTGGTAGATGATAGGCTATGGCGGCTGTGGGAATATCACTGCGTAGTGGATTAGTATCTGTGACATTATGGGCGATGAAGGCCTTTGGATTTGTCTTTAATACCAGGTGATAACGGAGTTCCCGGTCTCGGTGTACTGATAATCCTGCATGTGGCAGTAATCGCATAATTCTGGCACGTCCTAGTGGGATATTCAAATGATTTTGTAGTTGGGTAATTGCTAGTCTTATGGGATTATCCTGGCTAATATTCCAGTGTTGAAAATCGCCCTCAGTGGCTAGAATTTCACCCGTAGCTCTATTAGTTAAACTGCCAGTGCCGTCCCGCCAAGGGTCCGAGGAATTAACTCTGCTTTTAAGTGATATTTGATTGATTGCCCACCAAGGTTCATGAGCAATGTCGAATAATTCGGTAGCAGACCTGAATAAATTATTACTGTCCGATTCGATATCTAGGCGTTTAATAAACATTAATATTTTCTCCATATTGCCATGTAGCGAGTATATTGATTAGTGGGTAATTCGCCACAATAATATTCATCCTCTACCCGGTTCATTAGTTTAAATTCCTCTAAATTAGTGGAGCAACGAATATGCTCACCAGTGTCTAAATCTTGGAAATCGTTGCTTTGTACTGCTACTATTGTTCCACTAGGAATTCTGTCATACCAACGATCATATATCGCCTGAGTAACGTGTTCAGCAGAAGTATTAATTACTATGGTGGGTCTAATATCACTCTGATATTCGTAGGTTGCCATATCAGCGGTCACTGCTTTAAATCGCCACCCATTCATTTCATGATTTTTATTTAAATCGTCGGCGACTGTTTCGCACCAAGGGTCTAAGTCAATCGATCTGATTTTATTAATATGTATTGAGGAATTAAATAACATGGATGCGAGAGTGCCAATCCAGCCACCAAATATATAGATATTTTCCGGCGCACCTGGCATAGTATATTTTTCTAATTCATTTACAAGCCAGCCCTTCGAGGCTAATTGTCCCCACCATAGGGCGTCAAGAGCACGGGTTCGTTCCTCGTGGGTTGGTAAATTGCGTAAGGCGGTGCCCCAGTTGGCTAGGTCTAGATTGCTAATTTTAAATTCGTATTCACTCATTGCCTTATTTATTAGACTATTATTAGCGGAGTAAATATAGGGTATGATAGAGCAACCACCCCTAGATGACCAAGTAGATTACTGGGAAATTCCCAATAATATTGATAAGGAATCATTTGATTTTACATGGCGACCTAATATGTTTGAGGAGCCATGGATCCATCAATTCCCTAGTCAGCATCAGCAGGACGGTGGACCTAGATTAGTAGTTTATGGCGCTACACAAGTAAAATATGAAACCGAGCAAGTAGCTACAGCAATTATTGACATGAGTAAATGGGAAGTGGATAGGGATATTGACACCACCAATTTTGATTTTAGTTGGCACCCACCTCGTAGTGAGCGTCCATATTTTTATCAATTTCCAGTGGGTGATTTAAAAACCGTGGGACCTAAATATATTATGGAGGGCGCCCGTAGACCTAGATATATTGACACAATTAAAACTGCTCAATGGCGCCCGCTTGATATTATATTCCTAAGTAATGGTGAAACTGGTGAGCAGGAGCGATATGACCGTTTATGTCAAGTAGCTGGGCGTCCTGTGCGTTGGGTTCGCGGCATCGATGGTCGTGAAAATGCTATTCGTCATGCGGCTGAAACATCGACTACTTCGTATTTTATTTTATTCCCTGCTAAAATATGGGCGTCAGAATCGTTCGATTATAATTTCCAACCCAATCGTGAATACGAGTCTAAGCATTATATTTTTTATTCTACTAACCCCTTAAATGGACTGGAATATGGACACCAGGCTGCCGTATGTTATAACAGGGAATTAGTATTAGATACCATAGAATATGGCCTAGATTTTACCATGAGTAAGCTACATGATATTGTGCCTATCTCTTGCGGTATCGCTCAATATAATAGTGATATTACTATGACATGGCGAACCGCGTTCCGTGAAGTAATTAAATTAAAAGCTGACGGCAGCGATGAAAGCCTGGAACGACTTAATGTGTGGCTGTCCTATGCTCGTGGTCAACACGCAGAGTGGAGTATTATTGGCGCCCAAGATGGCATTAAATATTATGATAGTGTAGGTGGTGACCACCAACAATTAATGAAAACATTTGCGTGGTCGTGGCTCAGAGATTATTTTAAAGGCCTATACCCTGACGTACAGGCTTAAATGCCTGGAGTGCCTGGTTATATCTATTTAAATTCAGGGCCCAAATAGTTTGAGGAGTCCAATAATATTCCTCTTGCCCCACATAATCAACGATGCCTTGCTTGGCTAATAATTCGAGGGCTCGGTGAGTTCTATTCATTTTGCCACTAGCATCATGTGAGCCATGACTAGTGGTAATATAAAATTCTTGATAGCCATTCTCGATGCCCCATTCTATTTGATGTGGCAATAATAAACTAAACGGCGCACTGGTCATATGAGTCTTACTCATGCCAGGAATAATATTCCCATATTGAGGTAATGTGGCACTACGGAATAGGCAGCGTAGAATTCTGCCACTACCATCATACCCATGACAGCCTGAAATACTGGCCAATCTACCATCAACCACCAATCCCCAATATTGCGGGTCAGTAGGTAGGTCATGCCCTTCCGTTAATTTTAGGGTTTCGAGGCTAGTATTATTAGTGAATCCAGCCTCACTACATCCTCGATTGAATTCATCTAGGATGGAGTAATCAGCGATTTTTATTATTTTCATAAACCTCCATCATTTCTGGAAATAATTCAAAGAAGTTTGTGCCTCGACTCGCATCTATTTTTCTATGCTTTTCAATTAACCCTTCAATATCTAATATGTTAGTGCCAAGTGTTTCTTTAATGCTATTGATGAATTTTATGTACTGCCCATGGTCATATAATGCGCCTTCTAAATGACTGATAGCATTGTCCAGTGTTTCTTTGAATTTCACGGGTAAAACCTCATGTCTGCGCCAATCAGGAGTGCTGATTATATTCTGAAAAAACTCTATCCTTACTCCGAACTCTCTTTCTTTTTCAGTCGCCCATTCTATAAACTCATCAAAGTGAGGAACAGTCAAGGCACAAATTGTTGGACTAAGAACAATAACTAAATTTTTATTTTCTTTTGATATGGCTAATAACTTATCTATGTTTGAATTCAAACGTTTCCAATTTAAGCCGTAGCGGATGTATTCGGCTCTTTCTCCAGTAGATTCAATACTGATGTGTATTTTAAGAGTATTGTTCTTGGTGATCTTATGTACCATATCGATGAATTTAGTAAACTGTTTATCTTCGGCATTGCAATTAGTAAACACATATATGCGGCCGTTTTCCTTTAAATTTAAATCAAGTTCTTCTATCTTATCTATGGTATTATAGAATGATGGAACTAATGAAGGCTCACCTCCAGTAAACCCAACAATAGAAATATGATCTCTATTCTCTGAAATAATATCCCAAACAGATTGGAGGAACCATGAATCCGGTTCTTTAATCAATTTTCTATATTCTTCAATATTGATGATCTTATTTTTTAAATCTTCTGTTGCCCATTTACTGCTATAACTGCTGTCGCAATAAACACATTTTAAATCACAGGTGCTTTCTAGTGCTAGATTTATAGTACGAATATTATCAGAAATCAGAATCGGATCATCGATGTTAATGTCTTTAGAATTATTGGCTACTAACTTATCATACAATTCTTTTTCATCTTTGTTTTCCAGAGACAACGTCCTTTTACTAGGAAGACCTTGATTCTCTAGTTTCCAGCAATAATCACAATCGTGATGTTGAAAACCACGTAACATTTCTAATCTGCGTTCTTTTACATAATCATTGTTTATTAACGACTCGCCTTCTTTTACTTTTTTGAATCTAGTCATACAACATAAACGAACTTCATTTGTGCTAACCCGAACATCGATAAAGTTCCATCTTAGGGGGCATATTGTATTCTTGGGATCATTCATTATTTTGTCCTATTCTCATAGAATTCCTTTAACTCAGGAAATGTTTCAATTAAACTTAGATTTCTTATGGTATCATTCTTTGAGAACCATTCACGAAACTCATGTTGTAAGTTTTCATCAGGCACATTATTCTCCAAATGATTCTTAATAGAAGTCAAAAAATCAGTATATGCTGAATGATTAAATTTTCCCTGATTCATTACATAAATTGCTTCGTCGATATGCTTACTAAATTCACTTGGTAAAACATACACGCTTTGGCACTTTGGACTTTTTACCATGTGATTTTTAATTGATAATTTTTTATCGTATTCCATTTCTAGATCGATGAACCACTTTATAAAGTACTTTAATCCTGGTATACTAAGAACATTTAGTGTAGGATTAAGCGCAATATTCATACCATCATTGGCGGAGTTTATTTCACATAATTTATTAACATTACTGTTAAATCTGTTCCAGTCCAGACCGGTTCTTATGTATTCAGCCTGTTCCTCCACTGATTCCATACTTATGATTATCTCAAGATTAAATTTGTTGAGTATTCTAGGAATCATCGTAATGAATTCATTAAATTGTTTTTCTTTTGCGTTGAGATTTGTAACAATCGAAACAGTCATTTTGTGACCTGTGTTACTATCTATTGAAAGTAAATAATTCATGATGTTATAGAATTCAGATGCGATAAGGGGTTCGCCTCCGGAAACTCTTAACATTTCTAAATTACTACCACTAGAACTAAGCCATTCTAGCATCAACTTCTTAAAACTATCTGTTGGCTCAGCAGTTAATAAATTATAATCTTCAATGCTAATGATATTGTGCTTTAGACTTTCGCTTGCCCATTTACTACTGTATCTGGGCGAACAATACACACATTTTAAATCACATGTGGTATCTATAACCAACTCTAACATATAAGGGATTTTGCTTATTAGCAAATCACTGTTGATATCAATGTCCTCACTCCAGTTGTCCAATAGATAATCTAAAGTTTCTTTATATTTAGGTATGTATGTGTGATGTAATTGTCTAGGACTCGGTATGCCTTTGTCCTCTATTTCCCAACAGAAACTACAATCAGGGTGTCTAATTCCTTGAAGCATTTCTAGACGGCGCTCTTTAGTGTAATCATTATTAGTAAAACACTCAGAGCCGTATTTTTCTATATCTGACTCTGTTATTTTGTAAGATGAGGCCAAACAACACATTTTAATCTCTTGTTTTCCCATATTAATATAAGGAAAATCCCAGCGTTGTGGACAAATAGTATTTTCGACTTCGATCGGTATAACTTTTCTTGTCATGCTTTTGCTACTTTCTGACACACGCCATTAATTGATCTTCCACGATACATATACCACTCGTTGTTTTTGTATATACAGTCGCCTGTATTGAGCCACTCATCTCCACTAATCGCATCACCCTTAACATACATAGTAGTGCCAATAAACATAGTTTCGCACCATGCTAATGTACCTAATAATACATCAGGTTTATCAAACACACTCAAGTCACTATCAGAGGTGAACTTGTGATTTATTAATACTGGCCCAGCTTGAGTCAACCCGTAATTTGAAATAAAGTCAACTCCCATATTTGTAAAATATTCAACATGCTGGCGACGGACGCAATCACTGCCGCACATGACGACTTCCAGTCTAAGAGGATAAGTATTCTTAATCTTTAGTAAGCTATCGATCATGCGTGGCACAAGATGGGTGATAGTAGCGCCCACTTCACTCAGTCTCTTAAAATAAATTCGAGGATCAAATGATTCCACTATTACATGCGCACCACAAAGTAAGCCAGCAATCGACTGAGCATTGATGCCACCAGTATGATGCATGCTACATACTGTATAGATAATGTCTGAGAATGTCATGTTATGGCAGGCTATACTGTTCATAGCATTAGATACTATCATTTTATCCGTCAGCTTGAATGGTACTCTAGTACCACCAGTTGTACCACTTGAATACAAATACAAGCCAAAGCCATCATCTTTTTCTACAACAGAATAGTTCTCCTGAACTAATGGAGGCACCACAATGGAGGCACCGTGCCTACTAGCGATCAATATGTCGATTAGGACACGAACGCCATTGCCATCAGATACGCTAACATAATCATCGCTCTCTACCAGTTCAAGCAGTTCAGCATATAGCATTCCATTTAATGCTGGTCTATTGTAGTATTTTTCAGCGGTCTGTTTGAATCTTGTAAATAGCATAACACTCTATTTACTTCATCATGTACGATATCTTTTTTATTAGCTACCAGGAGACAAACGCCGAGACAAATTGGCAACGCCTCAAGCAACGTCATCCACACGCTAAGCGTATTCATGGTATTCAAGGTATCGACCGAGTACACCTAGCTTGTAATAGCCTAGCAACTACTCCATTCTTTTGGACAGTAGACGGTGACAATCTGGTAGTAGAAGACCTAGAGTACAATGAGCCAATTACAACAGACCTTGTAATGTTTAAGGCATATGACCCAATCGTACAGGGCGATACATCGAGTCTAGGCGCAGTCAAACTATGGCGCAAAGATAGCTTCATTAATACAGACATGAGCAAGGGTGACTTCACACTCAACGCAGTCGCTACAAAAACAATGAGCGATAGAGTGCTAAGCGTATCACAATACAACGCAAGCCCATTCGAAGCATGGCGTGCCGCATTCCGTCACTGCGTCAAGTTACTGAGTGTGATACTCGGAGAGCGTAGTGCTAACAACAGAGAGATGTATCTCGAACGCTGGCGCAAAGCCCAACACAGCCCAGCTGCATTCGCTATTCACGCATACTATGGCTACTTAGATGCTGTCGGGTATGTCGAGCAATATGATGGCAACATGAAGGAGTTGAATAAAATCAATGACTATGACTGGCTCGAACAATACTACAGGAGCAAACAATGAAGTATATCAGCAGATTAGACGGTAAGGATATCCAGATTGATTCTCCCGAGCGAGACAAACGATATGCTATTATGCTTAGCGGCGGCCTAGATAGCGCGGTACTGTTATATCTACTCTATCACAGAGGCTACAATGACCTTCAAGTATTCACAATCGACAAAGCAGATGGGTCAACAACTTATGCTTCAAGGGTAGTTCAACACTTCAACAAGAAGTTTGCCATTAAACTTCCAAAGCCAGTTACAGTTGGTGATCCTAACGCACATCACTCCTTACAGAGTAGAACAGCATTAACAGATATCTTTGCTAACTACGATGTAGATATTCTATTCAATGCGTTGAACAAGAATCCACCTGAGTTGAATGAATTACCAGGCGCACCGGTCAGAGCAACCTCAGCACCACCACGAGTAGCACTGCCATTCGTTGACCTATACAAGACACACATCATTGATTTGATGTTTGAGTTAGAACAGGAAGACCTACTGAATGTTACTCATAGTTGTACAGAGCAACCAGTAGGCAGATGTGGCAAATGTTGGCAATGTGGCGAACGAGCATGGGCATTTCAGCAATTAGGCAAAACAGATACAGGAACACAATGACACAAGTTAAAGTACCACCAGGCGTAAGTGGAAGACCAGCACACTATGACCCAAGCAATGTAACCCTAGAGACCATATCAAACGAACTAGTGTTGAGTAATCTAGGCGACTTTGAGCCACTTAACATTAAGATTGATACAGTCGCCACACAGCGTGAGTTACAGCCATTCAAAGATGATTGGGTTGATTACTTGCCAAGAACAGACAGACCTAACAATCGTAGGGCATTAACACTTACACAAGTACCAGGAGCTACTCACACCTCACCACCAAGCTTAGCAGAAGCAAGTCATATCGCTGGTCGCAGATTGAGTGAGTTAGAGTTCAATCAACCTACCGAAGTGTACAAGCAATGCTATAGCTTACATCACTTCTTAGATCAATGGCAGCCACTAGGACGCACATTCATTGTACAGAGTAACATCGGTGGTTACTTTGTGCCACACCGTGACCACCCATCCATGCCTCGTGATGTGTTCAGACTGATTGTGTTCCTCAACAATGTTGGTCCGTATGACTATGATTGGTTAATGGGTGATAAGAAGATCAACATCGAACTAGGTCGTGTTTATTACGTCAACACCCGCAGAGAGCATCGCACAATCAGTTGGGTAAATGACAGTCAGCACCTTATACTTAATGTGCCGTTTACATCCGAGAATGTAGCAAAGGTAGTGGCTAACTTACAGCACACGCATTGATTCAAAGAAGTCAACCGCCTCTTCAAAGTCGCAGTTAAAACCCCAACTGATTGATATTCTGTAGTTGGGTTGATGATTGATCACCTTGTGTGGTATAGTAGTATTGAACACTACTGGTTTGTTCATATTGAATCTGAAGAGTTCAGCACCTTCTTCTACCTCATCTAGTGCTCTACTGTTAATATATTGTTTTTTATCCGAGACATGGTCGTAAAAAATAGTATCGGCTTTATCTGTGTTTGATAGCGGTATATTTAAAGCACACAATCTAGATTTGTCAATATGTGTATCGATAGTCTCATAGGGTGAAAATATATAAATGTTGAAAATAGGACCAAGTATAGGAATTTGTTTTTGAAACTCAACCATATATGGATAATTATCAACTATCCGCTGATACATTGTAAGACCTGGATCCTCAGAAGGTTTAAATGTTAATCGAGCCAACTCACGGTCATCAGTAATGAATTTACCATCAAAGGTTCTAATTACTTGATTTAACGCATCAGCATCAATAGTGATTTTGGGATAATATATGTATGGTATCATATCTTCTCCGTAAATATACTGAGTCCTAACTTTGATGTGATACCCTTCAATCTAAAGTCACTAGCACAATGTAATCTAACAGTATCAAACACTGTGATGCTACCATATCCCTGAGTGAACGCTGAATTGAAACTCAGTTCTTCTAGCCAACTGTCCCTCATCGTAGGGAAGTATCGTTGCTTGATATCACTAGGAAACGGGTCACTAGATAATCTCTTTACATCCTTATAATCATACACCGATAAGTTGTAGAACGATTTGATATCACTACTGCCCTTGAAGAACTTAGCTGGACCTTCTAAGTAGTGCTGGTCAAAGAAGCACAACTCTGGATACTCGTCAGCGTCACCACCAAACTCTAATGGTATGTTGATGCCCTTGTAGCATACTGGATTATCGAATGAGTCATCGTTGTGTATGATATGCGGTCTGTCTGTTTTAAAATACAACGCTGACCATACACGAAAGTCTCCTATGATTGGTCGCAATCGTTCTAAGATTGACTTGAACGGTTCTTGCGCCAGTTCATCTTGAGTAACATCAATGGTAATTGGTCCAGTATGCTTGTGAACATGACGCTCATTGTTGTTAAAGAAATCAATCAATGCTAGCCGTTCATCCTCGGTAATGAAGTTAGTAATCTGGTATGGATCACTTAAATAACTCTCAATGGTTTCACGATCTTGTTGGCTTCTCATGGCAATATTTAGACATCCAAAAACTATTGACAACAGAACTCCTTGTGTTATTATAGTTGTAATGTCAATAAGACAGATAACAAAGGAAATATAATGAAAAAACTACTAGCTATTCTAGCTCTCGCCATGTCCGGCACAGCGTTCTCCGCTGACTTCGTTTCAGTCGCAGTTGACCAAGTCACCGACCGCACTGACAATTCAAAGAGCACTGCTCAGTACATTCGTGCTGGTAAAGAAATCGGCGGCATTCAATACGGCTTACAGTCACGTACCGCTCGTGCCTCTGACGGCTCAGGCTTGTTCAACTCACTAGAAGTAACTGGTGGCAAGAACTACCAAGTCGCTGGCTTAACTGCTACACCATTCGTTGGTATGGGTTACGACAACACCATGAACGGTGCTAACACTCCATATCGCTACGGTGTCGCCGGTGTTAACGTTGGTCGCCCAGTCGGTGCTGGCTACGCTCTAGCAGGCGTCAAGACACGCTTCGGCGGTACAGAGGCAACTCGTACAGCACAAACAGTTACATTCGTTCAATACGCACACCCAGTTGCTAAGAACGTTGCTGTCGTAGCAGGTCTATCACGCTCTGAGCAAGATATCAAAGAACGTGCCTACTCACTAGGTCTACAGTTCGGCTTCTAATCTCTAACTGAGATTTCCCTTAAAAGCAAGGCCCACTTTCGAGTGGGCCTTTTTGTATAAATATCTTAATGCGAATCAATGAAATTATCACAGAGGCAGTAACGGATACATATCTATATCATGGTATGGATTACAGAAAAGCCCTTGAAACCCTATACAGTGATGTATTGGAGGCAAGATTCCCTAACAGATTCCCACAAAATACCAAAGATACAAATTTAGATATTGACAAGCATCCTGAATATTTTAAAAACACTGTTAAAGGTAACAGCTTTACCAGAAACAAACGCTTAGCATGGGCACCTGTTCAACTAACAGTAGATAGACAAATCTTAGCGCAAACTAACAAGATTATCCCAGTCGATGGTCAGCGTCTAATGCATCTCAGAAATGCAACCGCCCTTCATCGAGGCGGAATGAAGAATCCATATTCAGCCAAACAAATTCCAACTGGAGAAAAAGCAACTTATCCTAGAGGCATAAATGGCCCAGTAGAATGGGAACCAATGGGAT